ATCTTTTTTGATGTTGACGGAACATTAGTTTCACATAAAACAGATAGTGTGCCTAAAAGTACTAGAGAGGCACTTGAACTTTTACGTAAAAATGGCATCAAACTCGTGTTAGCTACTGGTCGTGATATGAGCCAATTAAAGAAATTACCAGTTAAAGATATAAAGTTTGATGGTTATTTGACGATGAATGGACAACTCTGTCTAGATGAAAACGGTAATGAGCTTTTTGGTAATCCTATTAATGAACAAGATACTGAAAAATTGGTTAAACTAATTAAAGAAAAGACTGTCCCGATTACTACTATCGGTAAAGAAGGACCGTACATTAATTTTGTAACAGATCAAGTAGTTGCTGCTCAAAAGGCTGTTTCTAGTAAAGTTGCGCCAGTTGGTAAATATCACGGTGAAAAGGTCTATCAATTTATTGCATATGGAAACCGTGACGACTTGAAGAAATTGGTTGATGATCTCCCAAATTGCAAGCTAAGTTGGTGGAATGAGTATGCAGCAGACATTATCTCAAAAGATGGTGGCAAATTAGCTGGTGTTGAGAAGTATCTTAAACTTCAAGGTCAGACTTTAGCAGACGCAATGGCTTTTGGAGACGGTGAAAACGATTTAGATATGTTAAAGGCACTTCAGGTTGGCGTTGCTATGGGGAATGGAGAAGAGCAAGTTAAGCAGCTTGCTGATTACGTGACTAGTGATATTAATGAAGACGGAATCTACCATGCTTGTAAGCACTATAAGTTGATTTAAAACAGTTCTATAATAAAAGCAAAAAAATATGTTTTGGAGAAATTTGATGAAAATAATTAAGTGTGTATTAAAATGGATAGGAATTGCCATTTGCCTATTTCTTATTTTTGCTTTTATGCAAGTGCCAATTTTAGAAAGTACACCTGTATATTCAATCGATAGTCAGCAACAATTTATTGAAGCTTTTAAGCATGTGAACATGTTTCATAATATATTTATGGTAATTATCTTTACAATTATCACATTTATTATGGAATGGTATGTTTGTAAATGGCTAAATAATAAATTAGATTTTTCAAAAGAATTAAGTCGAAAGAATCTAATTTTATCTTTAGGGGCAGGTGTGTTTTGTTTTATTCTTCAATTAGTAACGATGTCATCTGTCTTTGTTAATGCCAAACCGGATGTATTTACAGAAACATTGAAAACTGGATTAGCTGTACCTTTAATCTTATCCCTAACTGTAATTGGGCCGACTTTAGAAGAATTATTATTTCAAGCTGGAATTCAAAAAGGAGTTTTCAAAAGGTTAAATCCATGGATAGCGATTATTTTGACGGCAATTATTTTTGCTGGTGCGCATAATGTAGCTTTGAATTGGTCATTTTTGAATAGATTTTTATCTGGAGTAGCTTTTGGATATGTTTACCAGAAGACGGATGATATAAAAATGGCAATTTTGAGTCATAGCATATCTAATCTTTTACCACTGATAATCTGCTGCGTGCAGGTCTGGAGTGGAAGAATAATTTAAATAAATTTCTTTAAAAAAATAATTGACATCCAACTTCCTTTTCCCTATACTAGAATATGTTCTGTTAAGGAATTGGTTTGGTAGCTCAGCTGGATAGAGCAACGGTCTTCTAAACCGTGGGTCGTGAGTTCGAATCTCACCCAAATCACTGATAAGACGCTCCGTATGGGGCGTCTTTTTTTGTGCAATTTTTTATTTGACCCCCAAATGACCCCCAAGCGTATTTTTTAAGCATTTTTCTTAAGATTGTTAAAGACTGAATTAACTTTAAAGTCAATCTTTTGGCGATGCTTTTCAAATGTTTCTGCATATATTTCCTCTGTAGTTTTAGTGGTTGCATGTCCTAATCTTTGAGCAATGTCATAGGTGCTTACGTCAGCACTTAGTAAAATTGCAACTTGAGAATGTCGAAGTGAGTGTATATGGTATCCTTCTCGTTTAATTTTTAATTCAGCCAAGTTATCTCGTAAAGTTCGATTTAAACTCTTTGAATTAGGGAAGCCATTCCGTGCTTTTGACCAAAAAACTTTTTCTGGATCATTTATCTTTAGTTCTTTGATTTTTTTCATTATAAAATCTGGAACTCCAATTGGACGAACAGAAGACTCATTTTTAGTTGGACCATATTCTTTTTGAGAATAAACCCAAGAACGGCGAACTTTAATAGTATTATCTTCAAAGTCTAAATCCTCCCATTTAAGCCCAGCCATTTCGCTTTCTCTAAGTCCAGTGGTCAATCCTAGTAAAATCATATAGCTACCTGGAAAATTAGGATTAGCAGCGTTATAGAGATGATTTAGTAGTAATTTTATTTCATCATATTCAAGATAATCTACTTTTAAATCATGATCTTTATTAAATGCTAACTGGATATTCTCAGTAAAGTCTCTTGTAATAATTCCATCTTGAATTGCTGACTTAACGCAAGTGCGGATAGCTCTATGCAATTTTTTTACTGTATTTTTTGCATGATTTTCTCCAAATTCATTAATAACTTTCTGATATTTGGAGCGATTTATATTTTTGATTTTGGCAGCTCCTAATAACTTCCTTATTCTTTTTCCTTCAAGATTGTATTCAATAAGGGTATTAGGGGCGACATTGCCTTTCTTATAGGTCTTAACCCAATCATCATAATAATCTGCAAAAATAGGGTTTTCAGTAACATCTATACCGTCATCTATTTCCACTGCAAGCTTATTATCCGCTTTTTCAGCTTCACGTTTCGTTTTAAAGCCCCGTCTGGTTAGATAATGCCGTTTACCATCAATATCATACCAAGAACGTTTTACGTACCATTTCTTTGATTTTTTATCTTGATAAACTCCCATACTATTCCTTTTTCTTATCTTTTTTTCCTAGCATCTCGACTATTTTTTCAAAGTCTTCATCACAAATATCTTTCTTTTCTCCATAAGGATCGCAAGCGAAAATTCCTAATCTTCTAAGTTTTTCTCGATTGGTTAGCATTTTTTGTCACCTCCTTTCAGAACACCAGTTCTGCTGAACTGTAAAAATAAAACCAGCGTTAACTGGCTAAAATATTTATAAATTTAATAACTCTTTTTTCTTAGCTTCAAACTCTTCCTGTGTAATGGCATTCATATCGAGTAATTCTTTTAATTTTTTGATTTCATCTAAAGAACTTGTGTTACTTGATGAAGAATCTGCGATATTTTCTTCTTGTTGTTTAGTAGCATTCATTCCTGCTTTAATTATTGCCATGATGTCATACAATTCGTTATAAGCATTTTGAGCAGTATAACTGTCACTTTTAGTTGTTTGCGTAAGAAAGGGAATGGCAAAAGTCGAGCCATCTTTTAGCATAATAGATAGTCCTAAATAATCAAGATATTCTTTAGTAACTGAATTTGAATGACCTTTTGTTTTTCCAGTAACGCCACCAATGACAGCTCCAACAGGACCAGCAATTAGACCACCGGCAACGGATCGAGTAATCGTATGTTTCTTTTTGCTTGTACTTTTTGTTTCTGTCTCATTGTGGTCTTGTTGACTAATATCATAAGTTTGAATATCAGAAAAACTAAGTAGTCTATATTCTCGAGACAAAAGTCGACGACCTATTAATATTTGATTAGACTTTAGATCAAAATAAATATTTGAATATTGAGTTGCTTTATTAGCAAGAAATGTATTTAGCAATTGTTCATATTCTTGATCTTCTTGTTCTCTTTGCTTTTTCTTTTCAGCTTTTGCTTCTTTGCGCTTAACTGATGCATCAGTAATTTTTTGGCTTAAATTATCAAATAATCCCATAATTATCCTCCGAGTAAAACATTCACATCAGCTTTTAAAGTCATCAGAATTGGACTTCAAGTGATATCTTATCTCTATCTTTATTTATTTATTTGATGTTTTAATCTCTCTATATCAGCTTTTTCAGCTTGAATTTCATGTTGTTGTTCTTCTTTACTTGTAAAGTAAGAAGGAGTTTCTTTATAAAAATTAATCAGTTTCTTATCATATTCGATGAATGCTTTGAAATATTGTATTTCTTTTTCGTAATATTTTTTTAAGAGCTTGCCATCATTCCAATTTGGATAATCTTCATCTAAACAGAATGGAAATTGATTATTTCTGTGTAATTCCCACAAAGCTGCATACTGTTTAGCAACTTTTTTTCCTTCATCAGACAATATGTATCTTTCGTCATCTTCGATTATCCAACCTCTAGCAATAAAGTGTTGCAAAAGTTTATTGCCATTAATGTTGTAATCGTAGTAAAAATACTGAGGAATTGATGTAGTCACTAAACGTCCTTTTTTGGTTCTACTAAACCATACTAATAACAACAACTGTCGTAACTTAAATTCAGTTCCCGTATTGTATTTATCATTATATTTGGGATAGTCCATATCTCTGCCGTAATAATCTCTAAATTTAGGCCTTAAATCCATTATTTTAAAATATTCTGAATACTTATCATCATTTTCAGAATGAGAGATAGAATTAGTTTCATTATTAGAGGAAGCAGACTTGCTACCTAAAAAATAAAAAAATAGAAAGACTATAATTACAATAAGAATACCGATAAACATAAAACCACCTAAAATAGTAAATCGTTGTTACTTTCAAACTTTTTAGCAACAATGTTTTTCATTCTTTCAGGAATGCCAAAGTGTAACATAAACTCTCCAGGATCTTCGCAAGTATAACCTTGGGAAGAGGCATAGTCCCAAATGAGATTTAAGCCGTACAGGTCGGCTTGATCTTCCTTGAATGCGTCATCGTTTCTATTAAAGGCATCATGTTCTTGCCAGTCATAATCATGGGCATAGTACATAACCCCTTTATCGCCATTTATGTGATGTCCTAATTCATGCGCTGCCATAAATGGAACTTCTGGCGGATTCCACCAATTAGTATTAATAATGATAGTTTTCTGTTTGGGGAGATACCTAGAGGGAAAATGCCTGTTTTCTACGCGAGATAGTATGACACCCAGACCTTGATCTTCGATTAAGTGACATATATAAAGTAGTAAATCATTGTTATACATAGGCGTTACTCGTAATGAGGCTCTCCGTCATTCTTATGTCTTTCAAGGATAGCTTTGATAACGTCCATATCTTCATCTGATACAGGGCGACCGCCGTAGCTAAGAACAACAGGGTCTTTTTCTAGGTCAACGGATTTAGGCTCACTAGTTTTATCTGAACCTAATAAATAATCAGCTGACACATCAAAGTATTCAGCTAGTTTAGCTAAAGCACCGCTTGAAGGCTCAGCTTTCCCATTTT